TACGACAATAATAAAATAGAAATATATATTTCTATTTATTTAAATTAAAACGTGCCGCCATCTAAAGAAGCATAAACTATAGCAGTACCATTTGATTGAAGTATATATCCATTGTTTGCATTAAATGGTAATACATCAAATCCATTAGTAGAATTAGCAATAAGAAGATCATTGTTAGTATAACTATTAAGACCAGTACCACCAGAATTTCCAAGCAATGGACTTGATAATGTTAAAGTATTAGCTTGAAAATTTGCATTTACTGTTGAATTAGCAGTAATATAAACACTAGTACTATTAGATACTAAAGCATTTGATCTTAAATATGTATTAAGAGTTGATAGTTGAAAACCTGTATTGCCAGTATCTATTAAAGCATTGTTTACGTAATTATCGCTTACCCAATCTTGGAATGTATAAAATTCCTTATGAACATAGTCTCTGAAAACACCAGCATATAAATTAGATGTACCATTGCTATACTGACCAATAAAACCAATATCAACAAGATCTGTTGTATCATTATTGGCAGCAAGATAAATCATGGAATCTGTGACATTAATAGTAGCAACATTTACAGAAGTAACGTTACCAGATACAAAAAGGTCACCACCAATATGAACATCATGTGCAATGTTAGCTGCATATACTGATATAACAGCACTATTAGCATAAATTGTATTTGAACTAATGTCTAGGTTTGAACTAACATATGTAGTTGTGCCACTAATATTATTAATTATAGTATTAGCATAAACAATTAAATTATTTACAGCTAGAGCACCAGCATTATCAGACATCGAAACTGTATTAATTTGAAGGCCTGTGCCAACATAAACATTGCGCCATCTATAACTATCACCACCAAGATCATAATTATTTGTAATTGATGGTATAAAGTTAGATGATATCTTGCCAGTATAATTTACATTAGAACTGATATTTAAAAATGAACCGTTAACAACTGTATTAGCACCGTTAAATACAAGATTACCTGTTAAATCACGTGAATCATTATATTGTACATAATTTGTAGCAGATGAACCACCAACATTTAATGTGTCATTAGCTGTGCCACTAAAAAATGTTATTGTAGCATTAGAACTAATAGATGCATTAACTGTAGTATTACCAACAGTGATAATAGGTACATATAATGTGTTGCTTGCATCAACATAACTTAAATTATTACTAAAAGCAGTTGTATTAGTTGCACTTTGAAAAGGAATAAGTGCAGCATTACCGCCAGAAATGTTAACAGAAATATTTGCATAAAGTGCACTGTTAACGTTTAAATCTGCTTCTGCATGAGTATTAAGATAAGTTGCATTGTTTGCATAAAGAGCACTATTTGTAGTATTTGAAGATGATGCAATATTAACATTCAAAGCACTCTGATTTACCCAATAAATACCACCAGAAGAATTTGAAAGTAAAATTTGACTATCAGTACCAACAGCACCGTTTGCGCTAATAGTAGTAGTATAAAGATTTACTGTTTTAATCTCATCAATATATGATGAACCGTTCGCTACTAATGCTTGATTTGCAGTAAGCGTACCAGGGTTTCTTCTACCACCGATTGCAAATGTTTCTGAATTTGACCCAATATAAAGAATATCACCATTAGCTGTAAAAGCAAATTCGCCGTTCGCCAAACTAGTTGGCGTAGCATTGGTCAGCGATCTTTTTATCTGAATAATATTTGCCATTTAAAAAAGACCCCCGTCTACTGTTAATTGTTTTATTTCGTATTTATTATTTGGTTCATTGTAAGAAACTGTAGAGTTTTGTTGTTTATCTACAATACTGACATCAGTCAAACCTTCTAAAGTTTGTTTTGAACCAGCAAATGTTGGATTATTTCTAAGTGCAATAGGTATACTTGAAGTAAGTAAAGTTGCACTATTATTACTAATAGTAATATTAGGGTTTAAATTGCCTACTGCTATTGTTAATTTGTTAACTGTAAGAACATTAGGCATTATTTAGTTACCTGTGGTGTTACTGTTAATATACCTTCTAATAATCTAGAAACAACATTTGCAGAACTAATAACTTCTAAATCATAAACATATCTGCCAGCAACTACATTAGCTGTATTGGCTGAATTCATAGTCAATGTAATTGTAGAAGTATTAGAATCAAGAGAGATACCAAATTCTTTGTAATTAGAAGATGTATAACTTTTTCTAAATTGAGAACGACCTGTAAAATCTTTTATGTTAATAAGATTTCCTGCGTCATCAGTTAAAGTTATGGTGGCGCTGAAATCAGCACCTTGATCCATAACTAGATATGCTTTACTTGCCATTTAGTTCTATCCTCAAACTACGAGAAGAGTTTTATTAAATTTAACAGTTGTTGTCGTTGTTGCTGGAGTTACAAGTACTCTAACATTACTACCATTAATATCTACTGTAATAGTTGCTAAACTTGAGTTATTGTACATCTGTGAATATTCTGTAGAATAAGCACTTGTACCGTCGTGATAAACCATAATTTTTGACACATGATAACTTGAAGTAGATGTATCAGTAAATTGTAAAGTATACTCACCAGTTCTATATGTTGATATAGAATAAGTATCTATAGCAACCTGAGTTAAAGCAGAAAAATTATAAGAACCAGTAGATGATAATATTCCACTAGTTGATAACTGACTACCACTAATTGCAACGTTGCCAGATATAGTTAATAAACCAGATTGCGAATTAATCGCGTTTGCAATAACAGTTGTAGAATATGTGCTTAAAAAAACATTACTTGAAGTGCCAATTTGATATATGTTATTTGTGCCTGGAACAAAATTGCCAGTTGGATTAAATGTACCAATTAATGAACCAGTAACACTCATATTATATGTTGTTATTGAATAAGTATTTACACTATTACCAGTTAACTGATAAAAATAACCATTTGCACCACCACCAAGAGTTGAATTGGTAATATTTAAATTATAGGTGTTAACAGTATTAGCAATAATAGTACCATTACCAGTAACACCTGTTAAAGTATTAAAATATCCATTAACACCGTAAGTTGAGCCTTTTATTTCAACGTTGCCTGTTGATATTGAATTACTTGAAATAGTATTACTGTAAATTGAATTAGAAACTAAATTAGCACCAGTTAATGTTTTATAATAACCGTTAGCGCCATAGCTAGAATTAATAATATCAATATTATATGTTGATATTGAATTAATAGTTAATGAATTGCCAGTAATAATTGTATTGCTAGTTGAATTTCCAACTACAATAGTACTAGAATTAGCAATAAAACCATTAGTTGTTGCTATTGCATTTACAAGAAATTGTATTGATTTTGTTGCTGTTGTATTAGCAGTAAAATTTGAAGCTACAGTTAAAATTGTTGTTATATCTGAATTATCAGTATTTGAATAAGTAGCACGTAAATTAATTAATGTAGTATTACCAGTAACAGTTAAAGTATTAGCAAGATTAGCATATCCGGAAATTGATAATGAATTACTGAAATTAACATTACCAGTAACAGTTAAAGTATTAGCAACATTAGCATATCCAGTAACAGTTAAAGTATTAGCAACATTAGTATATCCAACAACATTTAAAGTATTTGATAATGAAGTATTACCAATAACAGTTAAAGTATTTAATAATAAAGTACTTCCTTCAACATTTAAAGTATTAGAAAAATTAACATTACCAGTAACAGTTAAAGTATTAGCAACATTAGTATATCCAACAATTGATAATGAATTACTAAAATTAACATTTCCTACAGTAGCTAAAGTATTAGCAACATTAGCATATCCAGCAACAGTTAAATTGTTGGATAGGACTGTATTTCCTGATACTGTTAAAGTATTAGAAAAATTAACATTTCCTACAGTAGTTAAAGTATTAGCAAATGAAACTGCGCCAGTAACATTTAAAGTATTGCTTGCATATATGTTAGCTGCTATGTATAATGTATCTGCAGATAATGATACATTTACATTAGTAGAATTTGATATGATAGTTAATACTTGATTTGTAGTATTTGAATTAAATAATGTATTACCAACAATAGTTGTGCTATTAGCAGTTTGAAAATAAATATTTGCTGGATTTAGATAAACGTTTGCAGAAGAATTAACTTGTGAACTTGTAAAATTAGCATTTGATATTACTGAAAGAGTATCAGATGTTTTTACATTGCCACCTCTAATATTGGTTGCAACTAAAGTATTAGATCCAAAAATACCGATAACATAACCATTGCCAACAGTTAAATCACCAGCAGTATTAGTTGCTGTTGTTACAACGTCAGTATTAACAAGATTGATAATATCATTATCTCTTGTTATCCAATTTTCAAAACTAAAAGAAGCTACGTTTACGATACCAAATTGTCTTGACATTAATTTTTCTCTTTTAAAAGGACCAATTGATTCTTTATTACTTCTATTTCTTTTCTTAAAATTTTTAATTGCTGAGTAATATCAATTTTAAATTTATAATCATTATAAGCTTTCTCATCTTTATTTATTACTATTTTTGTAACAGGATCTTTTTTTAAAAAATTATTAGATTCCATTATGCAGAAACTCCAATTGCTCTTAAAGTAGAAACTTTAGGTATAATAAATGAACTTTCTGAAAGAAATACAATTTTAATTGCAAATGTATCAAATTTATCAAATAATGACATATTTGAATTAAAATAACGAACAGTATTGTTATTTCTTGTATTAATAAATGCTTGATGTGGTAATGTTAATTTAGCTATTTGTAACGTAGATGTACCTATAGCAGTATAATCAGAAGCAGATACTGGCGTATTTAAAGTTATTTGAGTAGCTGAATCAACACTATAAACTGAATATATGATATAATCTTCTGGAAAAAGTTGTGAATAAATTTTAACGAGATCACCAGCTTTAAGACCAATATTTGTATCTTGAAAATTAATTGATCCAACTGATGTAACTGTAGTGCTACCAGAAGTAAGTGTTACATAGCCTGGCAACACATATTTAACATCTGGTGATGTTTTAAAACTATATGAATATTCAATATAATCATTTAAATTACTTAAACTACTAGCTCTATTACCACTAGTTTCAATCATCTCAGTCCAATCCTTATCAATAAAATAATCTGAATCTTGAGAATTAAAAATTTTAGCATAAATTTTAAGATCTGTTCCAGCTGGTTTATAAGCTTGCATATAAACAACGAGATCTTCTGCAGATCTTCCTAAAGGAATTTTTGTTGTTATATGTTTAGAAAGAGCATTACCTAATGTTGTATTTTCATTTGTAGCATCATTATTGATAATATAACGTGTGAATAATACATCTGTAGCATTATAATCAATCTGTGGTGATGAATAATCATTAGTTGATGTAATATTAAATGTTAATTTAGAAGATACACTTTTTACAGTTGATGACCATCCTTGTAGATCTACTTCATTAGATCTTGATTTTAACATAACTGGTTGACCAACTGTATCTAAATTAGAAGGTGAATATAAAGTAATAAGCCATCCTGGTGGTGGATATGCAACAATACCTGTTAAATCATCTGTTGAGGTATAACCAAAATATTGTTTTGTATTAAATGATGTTAGTGCAGGAGCATAAACATATACATGAGGTTCAGTACTATGAACAATAATATCATTAAAATATGCACCAGAAACGGTTGTTCCAGTTTGTTCACCAACAAGAACACAATTATTTGTAAATCTAACAGTTGAATTTGCATTTGAATCACTTAATATTAAAAAGCTATTAGTGCCTGATACTAGTGAACCAGTTCTTACAACATAAACTTTAGCAACTGCTGTTCTGTAAAAGTTAGAACTACTATTAGAGAATGAAAAAGTTTCATCAACTTGGATAGTATTATTGTCATTAGAAACACTGAGCACTTTTCTTACATTTTGTTGATCATTATTTAATACAACAATATAACTATCATCACCAGTTGGTGAAAATAATCCAGCAAAACCGCCACCAGTTGTTGTTGCTATAGATTGACCAGCAAGAACTGAAACTACTCCTGATGGAGAAGATAATTTTTTATATACATATTCACCATTATAAAATGTGCCAATTGATTGGTTATATGAAACATATTCATAATTTCTTATATTTAAATCAAATTGTGGAAATGTGCCTGCAGGTATTACACCATCATATGCATATCTAGCAACATATACAATAAATTTTAAATTTTTATATGTGAGCGGTTGCCAATTTGAAGATGACCCTGAAAGTTCAAAATATTTACCTTGGTATTTACCAGCAATACCAGCTGAAGATAATTTAGTATCTACATTTATTTCACCTTCAGTTGCTGCCCAAAGAACATAACCAGGATCATCGTTATCATATTTAACAATTATAGCATATTCAACACCAGTTCGAACTGGTACAGGTGATATAAATGTGAACTTTGTTGATGTAGAAGCATCTAAAGATGATTGAATATTTGTATATTCTTGTCTTGCTGCGGAAAAATTATCTAAAGAATTACCATAATTTGGCAAACCGCCAGCTGCTGTTGGAACAAGATAAATGAGAACACCTGGTTCTTGTGTACCAGAATCATTGCCAAGTGCTGTTGGCTTACTTTTAAAAAATAGATCAATACTAGTTATATTAATTTGGTCAGCCATTTTAACAGATGCGGGGTCTATTGTAAAAGTTTGTGCTGCACGCGCAATTGAAATATTAGTCATCAAATTTTCCTTAATTTTTTACAATATTTGAAGCATTGGTATATTTTGTAAACATGATATCAGGTGTATTATTAATAAGTTGAATAGTTTTTGAACCAACACTTGTGCCACTAAAATTAGTAATGGTTAAAATTTTATTACCACTACTATTATTAAAAATATTTCCAAGAGTTTTATTTTGTAACAAAACATCTTGATTTTGTCTAGACCAATAAAAAGTAAAATTTAATTTACCATATCCATCAGATATTAATGATGCACCTATAGATTTACCATCTTGTTTACAAAATTGAGTATAATCTAATGTATCAAAAATAATATAATAACGAGTGTATGGTATTAAACTTACGAATTGCATATAAAATGACTGATCAGGAACAGAGAACTTAGTTACTGCTAATCTTTTTTTAATGTTTGAAATATCCAATTTAGTTCTCCTTAAGAAAATTCTTGTTAATTACCATTATAATTATAATTTCCACCTGGAATAAAAGTTTCTCCTAAATTAGTAACTAAATTACCTGGTGCACCAGATATATATGAATATGATTGACCCGAATCACTAATTGGATTGGTACCATCTGTAGCTCCAGGAATGTTCAATGCTACACCAGGATAAGCAGGATTAAAATATATATTACCTACATCACCATTATAAGCATAAAACCATTGATCAACAACAAGACTAGGAGTTGGTGGATAATTTGATGGACCTGGACCAGTTGCAGGTGTAGGTGTAGTAGTAATAGGCGCAACAGTAATTACTGGCGTAGGTGTAGGTTTTGGACCATAATTTGAAGGAACAGCTTGACTTGTAGCACGAACATAAGTTACAGGATTTATATATCTTAATACATTTCCTGAACTATAAGCAGGTGGTGATGTAAATGTAAATGCAAGATTATGATTATTTATTAAAACACAATTTGGATTAGAAAATAAATTAGTAGTTATTGTGTCGATTGAATCGCCATATTGATAATATCTTCCTACCCAATAAACAAACCCACTCCATTCTGGGAATCTGCCAATACCGCCTCTAAGTGAGGCACCGCCTGTTATTGGGCTATCAATATAATAATGATAAATTGTATCAACAACAGTTGAATCCAATGGTATATTTTGATTTATAGCAGCACTGAGACCGTCTATAAGTGTTTGTTTATCATCAATTTTAAACATTTCTGTTAACGGATTTGTAAAGAGACCGCCAACATCAACATAATATTGAGTTACATATCCAGATAAAGCAGCAGAACTTCCATATGATGTTGAAGTATTTTCAAGTAAAGGAAGCGATGCATTATTTTGATCTGGTTGTCTTTCGAAGAAATAAGAATTAGGATAAGAACTATAGTTAAATCCTGCAGGTAATGATGCTGGACTAAAAGATGATACTACATCAGGACTTGTATTAAATAAATCTTGTAGTCCTTCAAAAGGAAGCGAACCTCCACCTGCTGCTGTAATTAAAGCATTTTTAATATTATTGAATATAGCATCTAGATCTGATAGTGTATTACCATTGACAATTACTTTACATACCCAATAATAAACACCAGAAGGTTCTGGTAATCTACCAAAGTATGTATAATATAATTCATGGATATATGTTATTAAATCGACACCATTAGAAGAATCCATTAAATAATTTATGCCAGTTTTATTATAAAGATCTGCTCTAATTAAATTTGTCATTGTTGATGGACTGATTTGTACAGTTTTAAATTTGGTACCATCAGTTGAAGCTACTAAACCTGCAGATATACCTGCAACTTTTGTTGGAGTCCAACTACGAATATTTGGACCTAATGTTCCAATCCATCCAGAATCCGCAAGACCACCATATGAACTAGCTAATGCTGGTGCGCCCATTAAGTTAAGAACATTAATTGGGTTATTTCCAAAAGGAAAACTAGATCCATTATAAGAAGTAATAGAAGATTCTAAATTATATAATGTATTTCTTGCGACACCTAATGTAGTTGTACTTGTTGAAGTACTAGTTGTTGTTGAACTTGACGTAGATGTAGTTGAACTTGAACTTGACGTAGATGTAGTTGAACTTGACGTAGATGTAGTTGAAGTGCTAGTTGTTGTTGAAGTGCTAGTTGTTGTTGAAGTGCTAGTTGTAGTAGTGGTTGTAGTTGGTTGAATCGGTCCAACATCAATTTTACAATCAGTATAATCTTGTGAATTAATTGGATACTCTAATAGCCAACGCCATTTTAATGCACCAGTACCTTTTGTTGCAACAATTTTATATCCAGTACCACCAGAAATATTATGATCAAATGTTATTTTACCAGATCCAGTAACAAAATCACCATTAATGGTAGGATTGTTTGTATCAAGTATAACATCAGTATCATTAAATTGTGAGAAAGTTTTTAAAAATGTTAAATCGTCATTAGTTAAATGTACTGCACTAGAAGATTGAGCAAGTAAAGTGCCTCCCCCATGAATACCAGCTCCATATGCACCTTGGTAAATATCAAAACTTGATGGTTTACCATAAGTGTAAAAATATAATGTACATGGTTGATTAAAATCAGCAAATCTTGTTGGATAATATGTTTCAACTGCACCATCAGCTACGTATGGATTTGCTTGTTGATCAGTTACTTCAATAATAACAAATGGATCTCCATTAGTAAGAACACAAGGTTGTGGCAAATCTTTATAAGTTGCTACATCTTGTCTTACAACAGCAGATTCAGCTAATATATTCATTGACCAATGATTTTGATCTCCGTGAATAAGATTAATAGCATCTGCTTTTGGATACAAATTAAAAAATTGAGTAGAAGCTGAATATTCTGGATTACTTGTATCAGAGAAATTAGATGTATGGAAATCGTCTACAAAGAATCCGTATTTGAATCGTTCAATTGAAGAATTAATTGAACTTGGAATAATTTGATTAGTTGTAGATGCTTCTAATGTATTAAGACTTACATAATATTCTAGATCATGAATTCGTCTTTCAAGTTTAGCAATTTCTGCCATGCTATATCCACGTGGCTGAACATTAGTTGTATTTGTTAATAAAGTAGATGTTACTTTAGAATTAATTCTTTGTGTTGAATATTTTTCACTCGCCATTCTTGTGTTAAGAATTTCTAATGTTCTATTATTAGGTACTTTAGGATAAGTTGGATAAGATGGTATAAAAATATTATTAACTAAAAGAGTATCTGATGGTTGATTAATTAATGAAGGTGATATACCAGGTACACCATGAATTATGTTTATAGTTCCATTTTTAGAAACTACAACTGTATCAATTCTAGGTAAATAAAATGAAATGGTACCAATTAAATTACTATCTGGTATTGGAAACTTAATATCAGCTCCACCATTTGTATCACCAGTAAAAAATACAGTACTAATAGGATCAACATTAGTTTGATAATAACCAGAAGGACTGTAACCTGGTGATTGAGGAGAATAAGCACTAGATGCATAAACATCAATAGTTGGTAATGCTTGTGGTCTAAAATCTATTGAATTTAATAAATCAAAATAACCATCTTTGTTTGAATAAAATTCAGAAACTTCATACGTATTAATTAAACCATTACTAGTTAAATCAGTAAGACTATAACTGTCATTAATAAATTGTTGAATGTTATTTGATGACAAATACGAAGTAGATGTAAAATAACCTGTAGTATTAACAATAAATGCGTCAAAAAGAACTTCAATAATATCTGAACTAGTTAATGATAGATTTGAATTTGGTTCAAGATATAGATAACCTAAATCATAAAAATCAGGATTTTGATTATGATCGATATAGAAAGAAGATGTTTTTATAGCACCATTTACTTTAACTTGTTTTAAACGGAAAATATCTGGACATCCAAGACACCACGGTCCTGTTGATCCACCAGGATTAGAAGCAGTTGTTATTTTTACTGGAATATTTCTTTGTGCCGTTTTTGTACCTGGTGATACATTTGATCTGTTTATTGAATATGTTACAGAAACGGGTACTGTACCTGTACCTTGTAATCTATTACCTAAGTTTAATGTTAATAATTTTTGAGTTGCATCAACATTAGCTGAATAATTTTCATTTGTTCCAAAAGGTATAGCAAGATTTTGTGGAAAGAAATAGTATGTATTTGCACTAATAGAATTAAATTCTAAATTTGAACTTACTTGTAATGATGTGTTATTATAAATGGCTACAATTTGTTTAACAGCAGTATGTGCAGAAGCAGCGGTAAATTGATGCCCTATTTCATCACTACCTGTAGCTGATGAAATATCAATAGGAGTTGTATTACCAAAACTACTAGTTAATTTAAATTGTGTAGCATCAGCATTAATAACATAATAAGTTGCACCACTTGATAATCCAACAATTGATGTATTACCAGAAGAAACTGTATAAGTTACAGCATCACCATTAATAAATGGATTATTAGTGATATTAATATAATTAGAAATAATAGCAGAATGTGGAGCGATATTAGCACCAAGAATAGTTGATTGAATATAAATAAAATCACCAACATTATATTCATTAACAAAGTTAGTTGAAACGCCTGTAATTGTATTGCTGCCATATGTTGTTGATACAGTTCCAATTAATGGAACAGATCCAACTAAATTAGCAGAAGGCACAACATATAATTCTTCTAGTTGTGAAAATGATAGTTGACCATAATAAGGAAAAATTTCATTTGGTACGGATGAATAATTTATTGTAGCAAGTCCAGTATTAGCAAAACTAATTGAATTATTAACTGTTCTATATGAATAATTAACATTAGATATATTTTGAATAGTATTAGTAATACCACTATTAAAAATTAATTTATTTTTATTAGAATTTACTATTGAAGCTGCATTTACACCAGTTACAAGATCTGGTTGTAAAACTATATCAGCAATACCACTTACTGATGCACTGCTAAAAAATACACTTCTTGTATCTTTAAAGTTAAAACCACCATAAGTTTTTGTAGCAAACAAATATAATCTATAAACAGCAGTATTTGTTCCAGGTGCGCCACTTTCAAGATCTAATGAACGAATTCTTGCTTCACCAACACGATTACCTTTATATGTAATTGCTGTTGTGTCTACTGTTAAATTATGATAAATTCTAGGACTTGCATTAGCTTCAGTAATATTTACTGTTACACCACCTAAAGTAGGCGATACTTGAATTGCAGTAGAATTTGAAGTAATAACATAATAATATGAATTGCCAGTCATACCAACGATTGCTGTTTGACCTGCAGGAACATTATAATATATTTTGTCATTAACAGAAAACAATAAATTAGCTGAAGTAATTAAAATTGTATCAGCTATTGCATTAACACCACTAGTATTTGGTGTAATATTAACAGGTGTAACAATAGTTGCTTTATTTGTAATATATTGTTTAGCAGTATCGTAGAAATATACTTTTCCAGCATTCATAAACGGAAAATTTCCGCCTAATTCAGTAATTCTAATATAATTACCATAATCAATACTGACAATTTGATTATTACTATAACCAGTATTAATACCAGCATTAATAGTTTTAAAATAATTATCGGTTGTTTCTACTCTATAACCACTAATATATGCTTTACCAGGATCAACTACAACAGAAATTAAACTAGCTTCAGGTTGTGTATTACTTGTATCAGATGCTATTGGTGATCTTGTAGTTGCTAAAAACTCATCAAGAACATAATCGCCCGCTTCGTCTAAAGTTCTACGAGCCATTTCATTATTAATTTCATTATATGATGTATAGATATTTTGTTTAAATGGATTACCTTCACTAAAATCTACTAAACTGTAATATAAATCTGAAGCATTAGCATCAGTTGTAGCTACTACAATTAAATTAGGTACTAGTTTTAAACGATCAGCACCAGGTGCATTTGCATTACTTTGACCAATAACATTATCTAATAATGATGAATCTTGATTTGAGTTAATAATAGATTCATTTGTTTGAAATACTACAGATACACCATCTGGCATATTAGAATATTTACTGACAATGACATTTTGTGATTGTACTTTTAGAAAGTAACCTTTCTGGTAAATATAACCTTCTGTTACATACATTGAATAACCAGAACCAGATGCTGTAAAACCAACTGGTGTTTTAATTTTGGTTACGTAATTAACAGCATTTAAGTTTAAATCATTAATACTTGCTGTATTTTTAGCAGGTTGAATAGTAACATATGGTAATACACTATAACCTGTACCACCATTTGTTACTGCAATTCCATTAACAAAACCAATTGCATCTGTAATAACTTGACCAGCTGCATGTAAACCAATAGTTTGAATTACACGTGCAGCACCACTGCTTGTAGTATCTACAATAGTATTATGTACGGAAGTATCAACAGTTGTATTTTTAAATACCCATGGCGTTGTAGATAAATTATTTAATAAATCAGAACTTAATGGTTGAATACGAAGAATAATATCATCATATAAATGTGAAGGGTCATCTTGAAATTGATAATTATTTAAGATATCAAAAATTTTAGCTTGACTACTAGTATCTGGTTGTGTAATAGTATCATTTATATTAAAATTGCTTTTCCAAGCAGTAGTATATGAAGGATCTGTAGATGGTAATCCATCTGGGTTTCTAATTCTAATAGCACTAGCAAATACAACTGTATCTGTATTACTGAATCCTAATCCACCATTATTAATATTTACAGAATAAAGACTGTTATATGTATTATAAATGGTAAGTGTTTCACCTTCTGCATATGATGTTGTTTGACCATCATTACCATTATTAATATAATTAATAAAAAGAGTTTTTGTATCACCAGTTAATGATACTTGTGAACCATCTACAGCTTGCAAAATTTTACCAGTTAATCCTGACGAATCAGATATAACATTTAATCCAACATAAGACGATGGTGTAGTAGGAATGCCATTAATATCTGTATCAGAAATACGAACATAATTATAATTACTATCAAAAGTAAAATTAACTCCCGAAATAATAGATCCATTTTTAAATATGTTTGAACCAAATTTTTCAATTTGATTTTGCATTATTGACTGGATTTGATTTAATTCACGTGTTTGTACTGAAACGCCTGGTTTGAATAGTACTCTATAGAAACTCTTGTTCTCATCAAAATCATCAAAATATGGAGAAACACTGAGATTAGTTTGTAATGCCATTTGATTCGAAACCTCTTTTAAAATTCAAAAACGAGTTTGAACGTTTCAGTTTGTGTATTTGATCTTGTTATTGAAGCTAAATTTTCTAAATACAATATCTCACCACTTCCAAATACTAGTTCTGGTAAATATTTATATGTTAATGTAGCCACTGCTCCAGAAGATTCACCATATATTGTATTAGAAGTGTCAAAAATACCATTTTGATTTGTTACATAATAACTAGTAATAGCATTAAAAGTTTCTACAGCAAATAATACTGCATTTGAAATATTTAATGCAACTTGTGTTACAGTTTCATTGTTTATAAAATTACCAGAAGTTTGTGTACCAACATATCTATATGTTTGAACAAAAGTATTAAAATTTTTGTTTTCGTCATTTATACTAGTGTAAATTATACCATTAGAATAACCACCAGAACTATTTCCAACAAGAATAGCATCATTTTTAATTAAACCACTAATATTACTTAAAGTAATAATTCCAGCTGGGTTTTCTATAACTGTACCATAAGCTTGTGTATCTAAAATATATATTGTAGCATTGGAAAAATCAAAGTTTGAAGTTTCATTAAAAACAATTTCACTATTGTTAGTTAAAGAAGCTACTGTAAATATGCCATCATTTGTACCATTCGAAACGTAAATTCTAGTATTTGGTGTTAATGATAAATTAAATGTTCCAACAGTAACATCAGTATTAACAATAGCAGTATTTGTATCTTGTGAAATGTATACAAAATTTTGAATTGGTTTAGGATAAAAATTATATACAGTTTCTCCGTTAGTAAAATTACCTCTGTTACTATTATCAATAGTATTATAATGAAGAGAAGCAGAATTAAACATAGGATTTTTTAATAGTCCAATTTGTCTAAACTGATTAACTGAAGGAACAGTATTGCCTTCAGTGTTTGCAAATTTAGTACTTATAGCAGCAGTTGAGCAATACAATTCTTGATCTTGATGAGCACCATGACCATCTGGAGGCGAAAGTATCGGTCTAATAGTTGCTTGTGCAATAACATTAACTGGTTCGGCAGCATAAACATTAGCAGTTGCTGTTTTATAACCAGCACCAGGATTTAACATTTCAATTCTAGAAACAGTATTACTTCCTGGATTAATATATGCCCAAGCTACAGCATTAGTAGTTTGAGTTTGTTCACTTTGAATATAAACACCAGGATACACTGAATAAATTGAACTATTATCAGGTTCAATAGTAAATGGTGAATTTAATTGTACATATCTAGGTCTACCAATTTCACTACCACTATAAGTTACGATTGTTCTGTATTGACCATGGCCAGTACCATCAGTAATTGCAAGTATACAACCTTTATAAAAATCGTCTTGTGTACTGACACCAGGTGTACTAATAGCATAATAAGCAGAATTTGAAAGAACACCTACATCAGTTGTAGAAAATGTACCATTTATAATATAATTACTATAACCAGCACCAATTCCTAAAATTTTAATTGTATCAATAGCTCCTGGTACAGCAATATTTGTTACAGATGTATTAGCAATAAATGGAATATATTTGTCTGTTGAAAATTTATTAAAAATATCATTACTAACACTGTACATATATTTCCAAACATAACCATCTGATGGGTTATATTGTATTCCGTCTGTACCAATAGATGAAATACTTGGTATAACAGTTGTTATATTTGAATCTTTTAAATTTAAAGCAGCAGCACTATTATTATCCAAACATTTAAAAATATTATAAAATTCACCTTCTAAAACATAAACAAAAAAATCTTTAGAACTTATTGATGGATCTTTATCATCGTACATAGCATAAATTGAACCAGATTTCCATTCAATATTACGAATCATTAAAGATACATCAGAATTTTGAACTAGTTTACCAAAAATCATATTTCTATAAACATCATTAATAGTTTCATAAGTGTTATCATTAATAGGTAAAATTGTAGAATTTTCATAATCTAAACTGTTACCAGCAAAAACATAATAAAAACTACCATTAATACCGCCAGAAGAAAATGTATTAAGAAAATTTTCAGCTGAGTTATAACGATAAATGTTTGGTATCAGTGATTGTGTCATTAATTTAGTTGCCTTTGTTAGTTTATTTCAACTGTAGAATTTATAATTGTTGATACAGGAATATTAGAAGTTATAATTGTAGCTGCAAAATATTTAGTACCTGCTACATGGAGTAATTGTTTTAACATAGCTTCGTATTTATCAAGAGTAACTGCTGATCTAACTTCGTATGAAAATTCTTGATAATATTCACCATCACGGATTTTTTTAGACGAAGATAAAAATCCGTTTTGTGTTCTATAATATCCTGCAGCTTTACCTTCTTGACCTATTTTTGTAGTATCTAATTCATTTCTAGTACCTAAATTCATAACTACTGTACCAGCTCTTAATCCATCTGATGAAATAAATTGACCAAACTCTTTGTTAACATAACCAAAACCAGAATCAATAATTTTTAAATTAGTAACCGCGCCTTGCTCAACAATAACATTTGCAGTAACGATTGCATTATCGCCCATTGGTTTAGTTTTGTTGTCAACAGTAATACCAGTAACAAGTGCTGAACATAAAGAACTATCACCTTTTATAACATAACCATTATAGAAATTGTTTTCAAAATTTATTAATTTAACTGAAATAGATATTGAGTTTACTGATTTAACTAATCCTCTAGCACCAGTATCAGCTATTAAATATTGAGGCGATCTAAGACTAGTATTAGATTCAGTAATAACAATAGCTGGATCACCAGAAACAGTTGAAAGTTGAATAGCAGAACTATTTGCAGTAACAACATAATAATATGTATTACCTGTTAAACCACCTATAGGAGCATCACCTGGTAAAACATTATAATAAATTTTTTCATTAATTGAAAATAAAGTATTAGCTGATGCAATTAAAATACTATTAGATGAAGCATTAACACCACTAGTATTTGGTGTTATAGGAACAATATTATTTTGAGTTATTATTTCATTAATAGCAAAATTTTTAGTAGCATTTGTATAAAATATAATTATATCTTTTTTATCATATACTGAAATTATTTTTTCATTAATATTAACAATCGGTGCCACATCATATTCAGCGCCTTCGTCAATACCAACAAGACTGGTAATACCACCAATTGTTATTTCTTCAAAATTTAAAATATTAGCAAGAACATTTGAATTTGAATCATTAGCAATAACAGTAGGACTAATACCGTAATCAAATGCGTTTAATGGTACATCAAGATAATCTAAAACAAAATCAGTATTAATAGCCAATGTTTCAGGATATGAAAGAGTAGATGGAATATTAAAATTAGCTAGATAACCATGTGAAATTGAAGTTATAGTAGCATTACTATATGTGTTTCCGTCATACCAATTAGAAGATGTAATAAAATTACCAGCATTACTGTAAAATTGAAACTTAGCCGGAGTAAATATTAAAGTAGCATTAGCAAGAGGTATTGACGGTTGTTGTGATAAAGTAATAGCATGAGTATTTATTATACCAACAACAGTTGTTGTAGTTAAAGTAGATAATTCACCTACATATGGCCATACTAAAATTGAAGCACTTGATAATGGTGTTGTTGGTATATTTGTTAAAGTAAAAGTACTTGGACTTTCAATAGTACTAACATAGGTATTTGTTGCTAATACACCAGTTCCAGAAGTAATTGTTATTGGTGATCCTGCGATAATATGAGTTGTATCTACTACAGTAACAACATTACCAGAACTAGAAGCACCTGTAATAACAAAAGAATTATTTGATATTGTAACTGTAGCAGCTGGTGCTATTCCTATTGATGTTGCAGCAACAGAAATAATATTTCCTGATATTGTGTTACCTGTTCTAGTAAAAGTAGCTGGTGTAGCAAGAACAATGCCTAATTCAATACTAATTGAATCTATATTTGCTGAGTTATTTGAAATTGAACCAATTAAAGGTTTAGTATTAACAAATAATCCATAAACATTTGATATAGCAATAATACCAGTATTTGCTCTTTTATTAGTTACTAATAATTCAGTAACTATACCAGAAGCAGTTTCTATACCAACATTAGAATATTGATAAACTGGTTCATTTAAAATAAATGATGACGAATTAGAATAATTAATTGTTATTGTATCACGTGTGCCAATAGTATTAGCGCTAGCACTTTGATCAATATATGGGATAATACCTGCATTAGCAGTTATAGTATTACTTTCTGTATAATATTTTGTACTAATCATATTACCAGATAAAACACTAAGATATAAATTACCTGATAATGAATTACCAGATATACCTTGAATAATTGCTTTACCAGTTTGTGAACCACCACTATAGGTATAAAGATTTGCACCAATAGCAAAATCACTTGTAGCATTAGCGTAATTTATTTGTGCTTGCTTAGATGTAATGTAATCAAAATTATTAAAATATGAATCAACTGTATAATTAGCATTTGTAATTTGAACATTTGCTAAATGTAATACTTTTTCTGAAATTATTACATTAGCATTTTTGGTATAACCAAAGCCACCATCAACTAAAATAAATTTTACTTTACCAGTTATATCAGATATATCAGTAACAAGCCCTTTAGCACCAATACCTTCATATGAAGTAATATCTACAGTATCACCTATAGCAAAATTTTTACTACCTGTAATAACAGTAACAGTTGTCAGTGAACCTATTATTTTTGGATTATTATAATATGATGATTGTGACGTAGTTTTAATAAGTTCACCAGTAATAAAATGTGAACCTTGTATAGTCAGTGATATAGTAAAAACTTCAATAAAGACATTTTTAATTTTTTTTCTTGTTAATTTTTCTACGAATGCAGTTGTACCAGACTGTAATCCAGTAATTTGTTTACCAACAAAAAATATATTAGTAGGAGAAGAAGATACTTCTAGATATGTTTGTTCATACCAATCTCCACTAGATAATTTAAACATATCATCACCAGGAAGATAAACATCTGCTGGTGTGTCAAAAACTACTTTAAAAAGAAGATCGATTGCTCGTTTTGTACCTTTAGAGCGGTACAAATCAAGACTGTGTTTAACCATTTTTCTAGTAGAAGCAGCAGTATTAAACTGAATATTTTTTAAATATTTTTCTTTAAAATAAACAACAAAAGAATCAACTGTAGTGTCAATATCTTTATTATCAAGAAAATTTCTAGAATAATAAAGGGGATTACCTACACCACTAGTGGAGTATTGCTCCATCCATTCGTAATATTGTTTTACAAACTCAACAAATACTGGTCCCTCTTCCTGAATAAAATAAGGAAAATGAGAAGTAATTAAATTTGATACTGTTTTTTCTATTTGGCTCATTATTCTCTTACAGTCTGAACATTGATATTAATTTCATCTAAACCAAGTTCTAGAATATTGTTACCATTAACAGCAACATCATCATAAGCTGGAATAGCATAAATTCTTATTTCTTGATTTTGAAAATTATTAATATTAAAATTTACTAAACTTACAACACCAGTACCATAATCTACGGTTCCAATATTGACTACTTTATAATGATTACCACGACCATCAGATCTTACAATTCTAATATTTCCAATACCATCATCTTCAAATAAAACTGTTGGGAAATCACCATAAGAAAAATATGAACTAGTAATAGCATGTAGATCTTTTTCTGGATGTGGATCTAATAGTTCAGCACCCTGTGAAAATAATGGAATACCAAATCTAATTATTATATTTTGAGGAACACCAAGGAATGGTACAATTTTTTTGTACATTGTAATCGCAGTTTCATTACTTACAATACTTGGATCAGAAGAATCAATTGATGCAGTAAGTTTTGATTTTCTTAATGTAACATTAAAATCACCTAGATATGTATTATCATAGGTAACAATATTATTATAAACTGCTGATCTAATTTGAGCTGGTGTTTCTTTAGTAATATTGATATTATAATTAATTGTAGATGTAATCTTATAATATAGATTTTCAGGTTGAATAATGATTGAATCAATTGACAAAGGTGCACGTGGTTTAAGAAAATTTATATATTCTGTTTTTTTAGCATCTGGTAATCCATCAACATCTTTAATTTTTACTGATATAAACACTTTACCGTAAAATGGAGGATCTAATGTTTCGCCACCAAAAACAGCAGTAGTTTGAATTTCAGGAAAAGCATTTCTTAAAAGAATAGAATAATCTGATGCATTTACTGCACGTTCTTGTGTTTGAAAATATCTTGGCGCTTTAAATTTTATTTGTTGACTAGATTCTAAATCAGCACCATTATATGATCCGCCTGGAAATTCAGATGCTGATTGTAATAAAGAAACATTGACAAATGTACCACCACTAGTAGCACCTACATCAGTATCTAAAGTAAATAATGTAACACCATTACCATCTAAACCATTGTTTACTCTATATTCAACAGTAATAAGTGCATTGTTACGAGGACGACGACCAATAATATCATCACCAAAAACTATTTCATATTTTCCATTATCTGCTGCTTGAAGGAAAAATTTAGGATCAATATTTCTAACGTCAAGCAATGTAGATGCATAAACATAATTATAAATTGACGCACCAGAATTTTCTGTTACAGTTACAGTTATACTATCAGTATCAATAGTTGGATCAGTTAGAACAAAACGTTGTGTATCAATAGTATAATCCATTACAAAAGTATCTGTTTGATAAACACCTTGATATAATACAAATGGATCAACAATACTTGAAGCACCAATGCTATCATATATTCTTTGAGAAATAGTAAATATATTTGTAGGTGGATTAGTAGTATCATCATATACTGGTACGTTATTAACGTAATTACCATCAGTAACAAAAGTTCTAGATACACCTCCTGTTGTACCACTGAATCTAGTACCTTTTGGCATAACAAGTGCACTAGCATCTGCACTTAATCTTATAGTAAATGGTTCTAAAGTAATTCTAGATGATTTACTTGATCTAGGAAGATAATTTAATTCTTTAGCATGTGAAACAATACTGTCTCTTAATTGAGCAGAATCTAGAAATGATTCTGAAGCAACCATGTTAAGATAAAACGAATTTAAAAATGTATTATAAGATAAAACATCTAATAAGATATTAATATTAGAGCCTTCAAAATTATAATCTTTAAAAGCAGATTGAGATTGTAAATATGTTTTTAAGCTAGCTTTTGTTGAATCAAAATCTAGGGAAACTAAATCTAATGAACTATTAGCTGCCATTTATCGGACTCTTTGTAAAATAAGGTTTAAAGTATCTATATTTGTAGTATTTATTAAATTAAAAGTTATTGATACGACAAGTTTATTTTCATCTGTTGGACTTGCAGCTGCAGATACATCTAATAAATTAGCACGTGGTTCAAAAAATATCACAGTTTCTTTAATATAATTTTTAATATCTTGAATAGCAAAACCATCTAATGGTTGAAAAAGCATTTTCCACACATTTGAACCTAAATTAGGACGAAATGGTCTTTCACCAAAATTTGTTAGTACAAGATTTTTAATACTTTGTTTTACAGCTTCAGAATTAGTTACACGAGCAATATCATTAGACAATGGGTGCAAATCTAAATTACCAAGAAAATCAGAAAATAGTTCTGGTTGTTTTTTATATGCTGTATTTATTTGAGCTCTTGACATTTATTAACTCGCTGTTACGTTTGCGTCGCCACTAGTTGCTTTTGGATCACAATGAATAGGATCAATAGGACATAATGAATCTGGATCTGCATCATCACCTTTACCTATAACTCTTTTGCCATTAATATAGATAGCTGCTATTTTGCCAGGAATTAGACCACCACCACCATCAGTATTTGGATCACCATCTACTGCCCAAAGTTGACCATCAACAAAAACAAATCCTTGCCCAACTACAGTAGTTGTAGCACCACAAGCTCTATCATCGTTATTTCTATGAACTTGTACCATTTTATTATCCTGATTTAAAATCTATTTTTGGTGCTGTAAGTGTATTTGTTCCACCATTCTTTGTACTCATTTCACCACCAGAACTAATTGAAACAACACCGCCTGCTTGCAAATTAATATCAGCAGTGGCACTTATTGCTAATGAACCACCAATTTGAAAATTAGCATCAGCTTCTGTAACTACAGTTAAATTCTTACACATAATAAACAAATCATCTAAAACAATTATAGTAGATGCTTTCTGTGCAGTAAAAACAAATTGTTCACTAGCAGCTACAGAATAAACACCATTTATTTCCATATGTTGATCAGCAGAAGATATTCTCAAATTACCATTATACTTGTGATCGCTATTGCCATCAATAGTACAAGTACTACCTTGAGACACATACTTGTGTTCTTGTCCTACAACGCTTTCAGTTTTTCTTCCATCTGGAGACCATTCAATATAAGAACCTGATTTATGTCCAATACGTATACGTTCACTTCCTACTGTATCATCAAATTCAAATTCATGTCCAGATTCTGTTGTAGCTTTTTTATTTGTATAGTATTCAGCATTATGTGAAGTTTCAGGATGTCTAACTGATGTATCTGGTGGGTTTTTAGCTGCTGCGTTTGGATCTGAAAATGCCATTATCATTAAACCTTATAAATTGTGCCAGTTATATTATAAGAAACACCACTGTTTTGATTAATAATATTTTGAAGTGTATTGATAGCTACGCCAGCTGGTATAGCTACTTGTATTGAAGAATTTATTAATGAATTAATATTGTAATTTTTTGAAGTTATATTAACATTATTAATAATAGTAGGAGGTATAGATAAACTTGTTGGTGGGTTAATAATTTGTATCGGTGCTAAACTTGATGTTATTCCAGTATATACACCTGGATTATTTAAACTTAAACCATTAAAACCAGATATACTTACTGCACCTGAAACTTGTAATATTGAATTATTTAATGAACCAGCAATACTGCTAACAGCACGCAAATCATTTGCAATAGTACCTAATGCTCCTGATATAGGTAATCCACCAGTAATATTAGCAGCTACACCAGCAATATTACTTAAACTATTTGTTACACCTAATATATTACTTATGTTAGGTGTCTGTATGTTTGGTATTTGTAAGCCAGGTATTTTAGGTATCGAAGGTGGTTTTAAACCAGCAAACGCTGCTCCAGCAGATCCTTTCATCATACCAGCTATAGCAGTAGCAGCACCAAATGTACCTGTTAAAGGACCAAGTAATCCTTGTGCACCTCCAGCTAATTTTTTAAGCCCATCTAATCCACCTAATGCACCTACAATGCCAGCTAAAGGATTAGCGCCACTAAAAGCATTTGCTAACATCTGTTCTGTTGCTACTGCTTTTTGAACAACACTTAAAGCCAATGAAGGATTAGATGCAATTTGAGCAGCAAAACCTACTGGATCAGATACAGCATATTTGCCTGTATTTACTAGTGTAAGGGCTTTTGCTATTTGTGCTTGTGGTGTTGAAGGAATGGATCCTGCTATAGAACTAATTTGATGAGCAGCAGCTGCTATACTCTGAGCACTATTAACTAAACCTGCAGCTTTGTTTGCTAAACTCATAACATCACCAAGACCTAATTTTCCTGATGCTAATTTTTGAAAATTAGACATTAACGAACCAGCTACAGCAAGAGTATTAGTCATAGATTTAATAGCACTTAGTGCCCCTGGTATTGAACCAGAAAGATTACTTGGATCTACTTTATTAATTCCATCTAATATTTTACCGCCATCAAAATGTAAATTACCTAAGGTTGGAATATTAAGATGTAATTGATTTGCTTTACCTAGATCTTCTGTTAAACGTTTCTTAGTTACATCATTTTCGTCTTTACCTTTTGTAGCAGCAGTTCTAGCTCCTTTAGGAAGATCGTTACCATCTGGATTAGTTGTTTCACCATCATTACCGCCATCAGTACCAGCACGATGCAATAAACCAAAAATAACTGGAATTGATTCATCATGATCAGCATAATAACCAATTACAACAGAATCTTTTTTTAATCCAACTGGTGTTGTACCTGTGCCGCCACGTCCAGCGCCACTAAACAATCCACCAATAGGCGACATAGGTACAGCCCATGGTAGTTTACTATCAGGAATATTTTTCTTATCGTCATGTTTACCAACAATACGAATTTGAACACGACCTGATTCTGTTTTGTCTTTATCGCCTTCTTTGCCATCACCACGATTGACAACATTAGCAACAAACCATTTAAAATTAGATCCAAGAGCTCTTTCTGTCATGAAAAGCTTTCCTCATATGCGCCCTTAACAAGTTGTAATTCACAAGTATAACGAGGTCCAACTGTACCTGGTGGATTAACTTTATGGCGACAATTAAATATTAAAAAATCACCAGATAAAGTTACGTCGGCAGTTGGCATTGTCGATAATGCAATTTTCTTTAATAAATTAACTGTGACCATACCGCCAGCTTTTAATTTGCTATCACCAATAGTAGATAAATTAATTTTACTTGATGCGATAGAATCAGCATATGCAATTTGAACTGGTGATTGCTCTGGTATGCCAGATTTTTGATTTAGACCAATATCTTTATGGTTATTAACTGGCATAACAGAAATTTTAGCAGCTAAGTCAGAATGTAATTGTTTTAATGCTGATGATAATCTCTCACCAGTACCACCTTTTGTTGTTCCTTTATCAGGATCTTTAATATTATCTTTTATCTTATACTCATTTGTCTGCATATTAAATGTTCTATAACTTTGATTAAAATAGCCTTGACTAATAGATTTTGATGTACTCATTTGTTCTGGGATATCAACCGATAATATTGCATTACCTTTAACGCCAAGGAAATCAGAACCAGTAGCAGCATTCTGTACTAATGTTTTAATTATATTTTTATCTTTAAATATTTTTTCAATGGTAGTAAAATGATAGCCATCTTGATTTTCAAAAAACAAAAATGAACCAGATGTATTTTCACTAGAAGTAGATCTACGTCTCATAGCATCAATAGCTTGAAAAGGTTTTAATTTAGGTACAATAAAATTGTGCATACCTTTTGTTTCTTCAATATTGAGTGTTTTTTTGCTTCCTATAAACTCTTCAAATATATTTTTTATCATAGTATGAAAAGGAGTTTTTTCATACGATTTAGAAACATATTTGTCTCTAGCAGTATGAGCTTCTTTAGAACAACAAGTTATATTATATGTTTTTGCTTTCATAGATTGTGTTGATTGTACATTATTAATTGAATTAATAACTAATTTATAAGTTATAAAATCTGATCCAGGTGATTTAAATGCTAAACTAACTTCTTCACCACCACCAATTTTAGCATTACCGATAAAATCTTCTGGATCTAATATAGCTATTTTTACTATAATACCAGGCGTAGCTAAACTCTCATAAACATCAAGAGTTAAAAATGTTCTCTTGAAGTCAGCGCCTTTTATAGTTAATTCTGCTACTAAGATATCGCCAGGATTATAAGCTGCCATTTAATAATCTTTTTAGTTGTAATGCTGCTACAGTAGCATATTCTGGGTTCAACACTCTGATATTTCCGTTATAAGTATTTTTAATATCCTCAATATCATAATATGATACAGGACTCCAATACACATATTCTTCATCTGATATATTTTTAGCGATTAAATTAGCAGTAATTATATGGACTCTGTTGTCTTTAGTTTCACCAGAAATAGTTACGTTTGCCGTTGAGTTTGAATAACTATTTGTTATTCCGCCTACTTGATGTATTCTAACAAGACTACTATTAGCAAAAAGCAACTGACCATTAGCGACAGGATAACTGTTAGCATATATTGTTATTTTTTCATCAAGAATTACATTTGGATTACCATCAGTAGTATATTCCCAAATTTGATTAGTATTAACAACCCAATCATCTTGTTTACGTTGGTATTCTAAAATCTTTTTACCAGCATAAACAGCTTCATAATATTTCTTTTGATAATCAAGCATAGCGTTATATTGTGATACTGATATATGTTCTGGATTATCATACCAGTTGTTATTCCAATAAGCAATTTTTTTCTGAGCAGTTGCAACAGATCCATATTTTGTTATTAAAAAATTATTAAAATCATATTGAGATAAATTCCATCCATAATATGGATCAATTATCTTATTGGAAAGATATAAAATCCAAGACATATACGAATCACTGTAAACATCACTTGATAAACTATCTGCTCGTTGAGAATTAATTAAATCTATATTATAGTAACTACTAGATTGATTATAAAATTTTTCAATAAGAGCAGTACGTACCATCAAATTAACAGCTTGGTAACCATTATATGTTATTGTAGGAAATTTTTTAAAATATTGTTCTGACATTATACACTTGAACCTGTTTTTGATTTTAAGAAATATTCTACTTCTTGTATTTGCAATCCCATTTCAACTGCTGTTGGTTGCCCATCTTTGTAAAATGATGGTGTACCATCTGGAGCATAATTAACATGAAAATCTTTAATAACACCATATTTAAACGGATATAATTCATTACCTTTAGCTACAATTTGACATCTAACTAAACTTGGCCAAGTAAGAATAGCACCACCAAATCCTCCACTACGATCAGGTAACATATGATAACGAATTAATGTTGCTATATTTCTTATTGCTAATGCTTCAGGTTGTGATTTAGGAAATAAACGCCAGCTAAAATTATATTGTTTATATTGTGGTGATTTAAACATAACAGTAGTAAATGGATTTAAAGATATGCCAGACATAGCTGAAGCAGCTGCTCCCGCTGTTGAATTTAAAAGAGCTCCACCAATCGCTGTTCCGCCCAATGCTTGTATACCTGCAGCAGCAGCTGCAACTCCACCCAAACCACTTAAATCGCCTTGCAAAGCAGCACTAGCCCCGCCACCAATAGCAGTGTTAAGATCTTCTTCATTATAATTAACATTATAACTATCAGTTAAAGATGTTGGTACTGGTAATCTTACTTGCGCAATAGTTGGGGCTGATCCAATAGAATTTAAATCTTCTCTAGTATATTGACAAAAATTAAACATTAAATAATAATTTGAATTTAAATCTGATGGAAAAGTATAATTACCACCAGATAGAGTAGCATTTATTTTGGCACTTAAACCAAGCGGCAAATTGTTTAATATACTTTGAGTAGTACTTGCTATTGACATCAATTTACCTTATAAATAGAATACAAATTATTTATTGTTTTTGTCGGGAATATTATATAATTATGGCATATAAAGGCTACTTTAGACCAAAAAATCCTCAAAAATATAAGGGAAACCCAAGTAATATTATTTATAGGTCCATGTGGGAGTGTAAATTAATGTCACATTTGGATATTCATCCTGATGTAATAGAGTGGAGTTCGGAGGAATTTTTTATACCTTATAAGTCACCTGTTGATGGAAGATGGCATAGATACTTTCCAGATTTTTATGTAAAGAAAAAGAATGCTTCTGGATTAATTGATATTTCTGTTATTGAAGTAAAACCACTTATTCAAACTAAACCACCTGTGGTACAATCGCAAAAGAGTCGTAGATATATAACTGAAGTAATGACATATGGTGTTAATCAAGCGAAATGGAAAGCAGCAGAAGAATATTGTAAAGAACGTAAATGGTCATTTCATATTTTCACAGAGAAAGAATTGGATATTAAATTTTGACAGCTTATATATTTCAAACACTTTTAAATAAAGCAGGCAGAGCTGGTATATCTAATGATACTAGTGCTGAATCTATTAAATGGTTTCGTAAAACTGCTTTTGAAGTGACCACTGTCAATAATCAAAAACTTATGACAGATAAAGATAATCTTAGAAATAACATAACTATAAAAGATATTGGTAAGATGTTTATGTATGTGTATGATCCAAAACTAAAAGACGTATTGCCTTATTATGATAAATTTCCATTAATATTTTTAGTTGATATAGACTCAGATGGTTTTTATGGTATTAATCTCCATTACATATCACCACAATTAAGAGCTAGATTAATGGATGCTTTATATTCTCTTAGAACAAATAATAAATACGATGATACAACTAAATTAAAATTATCGTATAGAATACTAAGTAGTGCTTCTAAATTTTCTTATTTTAAACCATGTTTTAAACGTTATCTGCATAATCATGTTCAAGGTAAATATCTTAATGTACCTGTTCCAGATTGGAATATGGCTTTAATGTTACCAACTGAGAGATTTGCTGGAGCACAAAAATCTAAAGTTTTCAAAGATTCATTTTTATCGGTGTAAAATAAATGCCATTTAGTATAAGCGAATTTAAATCAAATATAGCAAAACAAGGTGGTCTATTAAAAAATAATAGATTCGCTGTGCGTATAACTCCTCCTCCATTAGTGCAATCTGCTTCTGGTTTTAATGTTAGTAGATATATAGAATTTTTTGCTGAATCAGTTAATATACCAGGCATAAGTTTACAGACTGCTGAAGTAAGAAGACAAGGTGTTGGTAATATAGAAAAATTAGCATGGGGAGCATCTTTTACTGATTTAGATATGTCATTTTATGTAGATCAGAAAACTGGTATTTGGTCATTTTTTAAAGCATGGATTGAAAGCATATATGCGTTTAATGTCAGTAATGGCACATTACATGAATTAGATTATAAACAAAATTATGCTACTACTATTTCATTATTTGTTTATAATGAAATAACCCAAAATGTGCCTATACTAACAATAGATTTTCAAGATGCATTTCCTGTTGCTATGCCAGACATACCACTTCATTGGGGAGCTGAAGAACTTATAAAATTAAATATGCGTTTTAATTATAGATCTTGGAATGTAAGAACAGATACAACTGGAAGTTCAGCAACAGTTGTACAACAAACAACTTTAACAACTGGTCCTACACCTACTACTATACCTGGCGGTGTTGATCCATCAGTTACTAAATAATAACAATTCGAATATTAATATACAATTTTAAT